AGATGATGATATCTCTGCAGACAGACTTAAAAACGCTGCAGCTACAAAAAAACTCGCTATATTCGATGCTTTTGAAATATTAACTAGAATAGAAAACGAGCAAGATTTGTTAGAAGATAAACCTAAAGAAGTTAAGAAAGAAAAAACTTTTAGAGGGTTTGCAGAAGGGAGGTCTAAATAATGTACGAGCAAACGTTATACAAGGTACTAGATGACTATATAAAACCACATGCTGTAGCCAAAATGAATAAGGCTAAAAAGTGGGAATATGGTTATAATGAAGATTATGATCTTATTGTCATTAGTAAAACTGGTGAGATAGGTGAAATATACGAAATACAAAATCTTAGAATAGCCTTACCTAAAGCTAAGAACGTAAAAAAATTTGAAAGTAATAAGTGGCAATATACAGAATATCCTAAAGAACTTAAAAAAATAAAGTCTGTGTTCGATTGGGAGGAATACCCAGTAGACTTTAAGGAAAAATGGTATGATTACATCGATAGTGAATTTAATAAAAGAGAACAAGGGTTTTGGTTCTATAATAAGAGTGTGGCTACTTACGTTACTGGCTCTCATTATATGTACTTGCAGTGGAGCAAAATTGACGTTGGGCAGCCAGACTTTAGGGAATCAAACAGATTATTCTTTATATTCTGGGAGGCTTGTAAAGCCGACCCACGATCTTATGGAATGTGTTATCTTAAAAACAGACGTTCCGGATTTTCTTTTATGTCTTCAGCAGAAACCGTTAACGTGGCGACAATTACGTCAGATGCACGGTACGGTATCTTGTCTAAGTCTGGCCCCGATGCTAAGAAAATGTTCACAGACAAGGTTGTACCAATATCAGTCAACTACCCGTTCTTTTTCAAGCCAATACAGGACGGTATGGACAGGCCAAAGACAGAACTTGCCTATAGAGTCCCAGCCACCAAGTACACCAGGCGTAAGCTTGAAACCAACGAAAAGCTTCAAGAGCTTGACGGTCTCGACACAACGATCGACTGGAAAAACACGGGGGACAACTCCTACGACGGGGAGAAACTAAAGCTACTAGTCCACGATGAAAGTGGTAAGTGGGAGAGACCTAATAATATATTAAATAACTGGCGGGTTACAAAAACCTGTTTAAGATTAGGTAGTAGAATTATTGGTAGATGCATGATGGGAAGTACATCAAACGCGCACGATAAAGGAGGTAAAAACTTTAAAAAACTTTATGATGACTCAGATGTTACTCAAAGAAACGCCAATGGACAGACTCGCAGCGGATTATATTCTTTGTTCATACCTATGGAATGGAACTACGAGGGATACATTGACGCTTATGGGGTACCTGTATTCGACACACCAAATAAACCGGTTGAAGGACCTCAAGGTGAAAAGATAAAAATAGGTGTAATAGAATACTGGGAGAACGAAGTAGAAGGATTAAAGCAAGATCAAGACGGTCTTAATGAATTCTACAGACAGTTTCCTCGTACAGAAAAGCATGCTTTTAGAGATGAAACAAAACAATCTTTATTTAATCTAACTAAGATATACGAGCAAATAGATTTTAATGAAGATATGCGTAACTCTACAAATGTTACAAAAGGTAGTTTTCAATGGGAGAACGGCCAGCAAGATACTAGAGTTATATTTTCACCAAATAAAAACGGTAGGTTCTTGGTATCATGGATACCACCTTTGCATTTGCAAAATAAAAAATATAGTAAAAATGGTAGGTTCTACCCTGGAAATGAACACTTAGGCGCGTTTGGATGTGACCCTTATGATATTTCAGGTACGGTAGATAAAAGAGGTTCTAACGGATCTTTGCATGGTTTAACTAAGTTTTCAATGGAAGACGCGCCGCCAAATCATTTTTTCTTAGAATACATAGCAAGACCACAAACTGCTGAAATATTTTTTGAAGATGTTTTGATGGCTTGTGCTTTTTATGGTATGCCGATACTTGCTGAAAATAATAAGCCAAGACTTTTATATTACTTTAAAAAAAGAGGTTATAGAGGTTTTGCAATGAACAGACCAGATAGAACTAGAAATAAACTATCTGTAACAGAAAAAGAGATAGGTGGAATACCAAACTCTAGTGAAGACATTAAACAAGCACACGCTGCAGCTATAGAATCTTACATAGAAAACTTTGTTGGATTAAAAGAAACTGGCTACGGCGATATGTATTTTCAAAGAACACTTGAGGATTGGGCTAAGTTTAATATTAACAATAGAACATCTCACGATGCGTCTATTAGCTCAGGCCTAGCATTAATGGCCTGCAACAAGCATAGATATACACCAGTAAATATAAGAAAAACAGAACCCGTAGATATAGGTATTAAAAGATATGATAACAGGGGATATACATCAAAAATAATAAGTTAAATGAACGTTTATACTAACAATAACAGTTCTTTTCCTAGTCAAGTTGTAAGCAACGAAGAAAAAGGCACTTTAGAATACGGCAAGCAAGTCGCTCAGGCCATAGAGTTCGAGTGGTTTAGACAAGGCAGAACTAATGGAAATAGATATTTAACTAATTGGAATAACTTTCATAATCTAAGACTGTATGCTAGAGGCGAGCAGTCTATACAAAAGTATAAAGATGAGTTGTCTATCAATGGTGATTTATCCTACCTTAATTTAGACTGGAAGCCAGTACCAATTTTATCTAAGTTTGTAGATATCGTTGTTAACGGTATATCTCAAAAGTCTTACGATATCAAAGCGTATGCTCAAGATCCTCAGTCTGTAAAGAAAAGAACAGAGTATGCTTCTAAGCTTTACGAGGATATGATCGCTAAAGATTATATTGAAAGCGTAAAAGAAACATTAGGTATTGATTTATATCAATCACCAGACCCAACAACTGTTCCAGAATCAAAAGAAGAGTTAGAGCTTAAAATGCAATTAAGCTATAAGCAGTCAATTGAAATAGCTGAAGAAGAAAGTATATCAACTGTTTTTGCTCAAAACAAATATGATTTAGTTAGACGTAGACTTAATATGGATTTAACTGTATTGGGTATTGCCGCGGCTAAAACTAGTTTTAACACTGCTGAAGGTATTAAAGTTGATTACGTTGATCCAGCTTATATGGTTTATTCATATTCTGAAGATCCAAACTTTGAAGATATATACTATGTAGGTGAAGTAAAAGCTATAACAATACCAGAGCTTAAAAAAGAATTTCCTTATATATCTGAAAAAGAATTAGAGCGTATTCAAAATATGCCTGGAAACAGATCATATATAACTGGTTGGGGTGATTACGATGAAAACACTGTTCAGGTTATGTACTTTGATTATAAGACATATCATAACCAAGTGTTTAAAATAAAGCAAACTGATCAAGGGCTGATGAAGGCTATTGAAAAGCCAGATACATTTAACCCACCAGAAAATGATAATTTTGAAAGAGTATCTAGAACTATAGAGGTTCTTTACAATGGCGCTGTAGTTTTAGGAACAGACACAATGCTTAAGTGGGAGTTGGCTGAAAATATGTCAAGACCATACGCTGACACGACTAAGGTTGCTATGAATTATGCTATATGTGCACCTAGAATATACAAAGGTAGAATAGAGTCTGTTGTTAGTAAGTGTATGGGGTTTGCTGATATGATTCAAATAACGCATTTAAAGCTGCAACAAGTATTATCAAGAATGGTGCCAGATGGTGTTTATCTCGATATGGACGGTTTAGCAGAAGTTGATTTAGGTAATGGAACAAACTACAACCCGGCTGAAGCATTGAATATGTATTTCCAAACTGGTAGTATTGTTGGTAGATCGCTAACGCAAGACGGAGACCTTAACCACGGTAAAGTACCTATTCAAGAACTTAACAGTTCTAGCGGTGGTGGTAAAATACAAAGCCTTATTCAAACGTATCAATACTATTTACAAATGATACGTGACGTGACAGGGCTTAATGAAGCTAGAGATGGTAGTACACCTGATAAAAACACTTTAGTAGGTTTACAGAAACTAGCCGCTAACGCGTCGAATGTAGCGACTAGACATATTGTTCAGTCCAGTTTATATTTGACTCTTAAAGTGGCAGAAAATGTTTCACTAAAAGTGGCTGACGCTTTACGTTTTCCATTAACTAGAGCATCGTTACAAAACTCTATATCTACGTACAACATAAAATCATTAGATGAGGTTGTAGATTTAAATCTTCATGACTTTGGCATATTCTTAGAATTAGAGCCTGATGAAGAAGAAAGAGCTCAGTTAGAGCAGAATATACAAGTTGCATTACAGTCTGGAGGTATTGACTTAGAAGATGCTATTGATATACGTCAAATTAAAAACCTTAAGTTAGCTAATCAAATGCTAAAGATTAAGCGTAAGGTTAAAATGGAGCGTGATCAAGCTGCTCAACAAGCTAATATCGCAGCTCAAGCAGATGCTCAAGCGCAAACAGCTGAGAGAACTGCTATGGCTGAAGTTCAAAAACAAGAGGCTGTAGCATCAACTAAAGTTGATATTGAAAAAGCCAAGCAAGA